TTCAATGCGACTGGGAGAGTTCCAGCAACTCGCTCCTCAATGAGTTTAGCAAATTTCTCAAGGAAAGGAACAGACTCTAGTGTTCCTTTTTTAACAGCATCATAAAACTCAGCAATACTCGCTTCTCCATCTCCCCATGCCTTTGCAGCAAGCGCCATTGCTCCTGGAATATACTGTCCCAACTGCCTTCTCAATTCTTCCATAGAAACAAAGCCCTTAGAAATCATCTGTTCTAAGGCCAAAAACATTCCACTTACTTGCTGGCCATCAAGGTTCATAACTCGGGCTGCAATAGCGAATGATTTGAATTGTTGAGTTGCTTTTTCTACTGATACTCCAGCAATAGTTGCTGCGTTTACAAATTTAGAATATTCTTTTGTTACAGAATTTATATCAAGTTTCAACTGCATTGCAATAGTAATTGCATCCTTCATTTTACTATTTGCATTGTCCATGGATCCATCAACAAGCATCAATGCATTTCTAAAACCAAGGAAATCAGAGCTAACTTTTGATAGATTTGCACCAAAACTAGCTATTGCAGTGACAATTTTCATGCCAAATGCAGTTGCCATATATTGGCCAACTCTTATTGCTGTTCTGCCTAAAAATCCAATTTTCTTTTCCGTTTGACTAACTGCTTCCCCTAATTCAGTAATTGCTTGCCTTGCTTGATATGCATCTGATTTTGCTTTTAACAATCCTGTTTTTTGACGAAGCAAGTCTAAACTTGAGTTTAAAGTGTTCATTGCGAAACTGGAAGTTTGTATAGCTCTTGCAAATTCTCCAAGCCTTACACTTGCTGTTCTTACGTGAACTGTTGCTTGACCAAATGATGCTTGTTTTTTAGCAAATAATTCCATGTGAGAATTTATTACTTGCATAGCAGTAGATGATCTTTTTACTGAATTTGCAAATGCAGCAATATTTCTTACTCCAACTGCTGCATTTGCCCCTTTAGATGCAAATAAGTCCATTTGGGCATTAAGAGTTTTCATTGCATATGTAGATGTTTGCAACGATCTTATAAATTCACCAATGCTCTTATTACTAGCATTCATTGCTTTGGCAGCAGCATCTAATTCTTTTGACTTTTGTGCAAACAAAGCCATCTGATTATTAAGCGTCCTCATGGACTTAGTAGAAACTTGTAAAGTATTAGCAAAATTCTTAAAATTAGTTATTGCTGGATCTATTTTTGATGCTCGTTCTAATGCTACCCATTCAGCATTTAACTTTTTTGTTTCATTAACAACAGCTCTTAATTCTTTGCCTATTTTTGTAAACGCATCTAATCTTGCAAATTCTCTAAATTTAATTGTACTAAGATCTATTTCTGACGTCAACCTTTTAACGTAATTTATTGTAAGCCCTAAGCTTTTTGCAACATCTAATGAAGTATTTCCAACCCATTTCAATCCAGCTATGAATGCTTGATTTCCAATTCTTGCTTCTTGAGTTGCCTTCATCAATGTACTAACATGAAGTTCTAGTGAATGCAAAGAATTTATTGTCTTTGCAATATCATTAGAAGCCATACCAAGTCTAGATAATGAAGCTGAAATTGATTTAACTTTATCAGCAGTACCACGAGTGGCATTGCTCATATTCATAAGATCTTGGACAATCCCAGATATCGAACGACTTTGAGATTTTAATCCAGAAAGAGTAGTCCCAAGGTTTTTTATAACCTTTTCTGATGAAAGGCCTTCTTTTTTGATTTTTGCTAATCTGGTATCAACATCAGTAGAGTCAACTGTAATCTTAATTCTGATTTCATCAGCCATTCTAGTCTCCTGGACTACTTTCTAGGTCTTTGTCTTTTTGAACTTTCTCTTTGCTGACGTTTTTTATTTTCGTCAGATTGATACTTTAAATATATATCATCCATTGAACACACTACCTTAATAAATTCTTCCAATGATCCTATTAATTCAAATCTATCTGCATAATTAAACAAAATAGATGGAGGTATATGTTCTAAATTTGTACCTAAATTTCTTTCTCTAGTGAGCAACTCAAAAACATTTATATACCAAATTGCAGTATCAGTTAATTGGACTTCATCATCAAGAGGAGTTGCGCGTCCTTGCGCTTGAAGATTTTTAAATAAGGCTATCTTATCTCCATACTCCATCTGCCACTTGAGAAGCCCTATGACTCCTTTACAACTTCCTCTATATCCTCCTTAATATAATTATCAAGATCATTTGAATATTCTTGCACATAATCTAAACAATCTGGATCGTTTTTTAATAAATCAACTGCATTTTCTTCACTATACTCTGGATTCCCAGGCATCTTTGTTTTGTCCCAGCTATTAAGAACGCCATATGCAATTGATTTACACATTATATCTAGTGCAGTGTCATCGTCAATAGTTCCTTTATCAATTTGCTTCTTATACGGCTTTGATAACCTACGAAACATTTTCTTGAACTTAGCATTATTTGATCTTGCAATCAAAAGAGGAACGCCAAGATAACTGCCCCAAGAGCCATCTTCTTCTTTCCCATGATCGACCGGGGTAATTTGTAGCATACTCATAATATCACCTGTGTTAATTTGCATCCTGTGTATTTAATTAAAGCACCCCATCAATGCGCACAGGCACACAAAGGCAGGGTGGGGCCAAGGCCCAAACCTAATTAGGCAGCATCCATGAAATCAAAGCCAACCATATAACCACCAGTTGGATCACGAAGTGCGCGCAAAGAACCATTAAGTGTAAGGAAATTATCCTTACCATCAATAGGAACATCAAGAGTTTCAAACTTACACTTAGGTAGAGTAATAGCAATACCATTGCCATCACCATCGCGCAATGCAAGAGAAACACTAAATGACTCAGAGTTAATAAACTTCTTGTAAATATCTAAGGAGCAGAAATACATAGTAATATCCGCTGTGACATTCAGTGTGAAGTCAGTAACATCTACAGCACCCAAAGTACCAATACATTTAGCACCCTGTGTACCATTGTCTACAGAAAGGTTAAAGTTCTGGAAACAAGATCCAGTAGTAAGGCCAGCAAGTGAAATATCAGCAACACTAGTTACTGCATTCATAATTGAATAAGCAGGAACATCTATATCATTCGCTTCTGAATTCTCATATTCTGTACCAGCAAGCTCAGTATCATCCAAAGCATCTTCAGTAGTACCAAATACACCAATTGCGCCATTCAATATAGAGCCAGTCTCAAAGTTGAAACTTGCAGTAGAGATGGAGCAACTAGGATAGAAGAAGTTTGAATTATATGTATCGCAAACTACACGCTTACGGAACAGATATTCATCAGCTGCCTCTGCACCATTTACATAACGAGCTACATGGGCTTCTCCAGTGCCGCCAGCATCAACAAGAATATCAGTAAAGACTGTAACCGCATCAGCAACAGCACTTTTTACAAGATAAACTCCATCAAGAGCAGTTACTGTCATGCCATTGATATTAACATATGTTCCAGCTGGGAATGCTGTGCCAATACCTGTTGCAGCAAATGTGCCATCTTCTGCACCAGGAGCAGATGTTGCAGTAGCAGTAATAGTAGTGATGTCAGTATTTGTAACTGGATCATTTGGATCTCGTAACAAAGAAATCAAGAGAGGCTTATATGGAGCATAAGACAACTCATAATTAATATCACCAGACACTTCATTATCTGTCAGAACAAGGTCATCAATCATGCGGTCTGCACGAATAACCTCAGAAACTGTAGTTGTAAGATTGGACATTGGCCCGCCACCAGTAGTTGGCAGGATTTGCAAGGCTGGCTCAGTAATACCATTCCAAGCTTTTTCATATCCGATGGAAGTATAATTGGTGCTAGTAATAGACATGGTGAATCACCTCATTAACAGTTAGATTGCGCCCAGCATTTTGCTCGGACATTCATTTTAAACCAGCCATTGCCATTGTCACCAACTCTGGAAGTCTCAGCTGAATAAAAAGTAATATCATCTAAGACAATATTACTAAATAAAATTTCAAGCTCTTTAGCATATTCATATGCCAGCCCAGAGCCTGACTTGGGCTTTACAAATATTTCAATCCAGAATGAAGCATAATCTCTCTTGGCTAGCCCACCAAGCGCAGCATTCTCAGTTAAAACTGGCCGAAGCATACACCGTAGCCACGGGCCATCTGGAGCATCAAAAGACATATTATCATATGCTATAGGACAATTATTCCAATTATCCTTTAAATGATTTTCACATGCCTTTCTTATATCATCAAAGTGAGTCATAATCCTAGACCTTTTAATGAATATTTAAAAACTATATCATCTATCCAACCTGTATTTGGTTGCTTTTTAGATGTTCCTTCATTTAATCCTTCAATATATGGAGCAAGATTTACAACAAACCATTGATGATAAATTTTATTATATTTTGATAAATTAATAATTTTTATGGGGATCTGTCCTAAGCAGGGAACATAATCTCCAAGATAAGTTACAGTATTTTTCGATATTACTGCTCCTGGAGAAGCATACCAGCTAGCTTGAGCATAACCAGTACAGACTGGCGTATTATTTATTAGTTCTTGTGTCATATCTTGAACAAGAGCCGCTGTTCTCTTTCCTATTAGATTTGTAACTAAAGGAAGGTATCCATCAAAACCTATTACAACCGACATTGTAGCTCCCAAGTTGCATCCGCTGGGTCATCCTTAACCTTAATAATCTTATATCTAGTGGATGAATAATCTATATAGTCATCAATCTCTGGTATTGCATCTAATTCATTTGTAAGAATAAGAATGTTTTTATCAGAGGGCTCAACTCCAGTATCAAATAATTCTCTTATATAAGAACTAAGCACTCCACGAGTAGCATATAAAGTTTCTGTTGGAGTATCTAAGCCAGTATCTGTGCTATAATCATTAGTTATTTTAATTAAATTTATTGTTTTTACTGCATCAGCTAGGTCTCCATCAAAAGCAGCCGCTAAATCGTTCTGTATTTCTGATCTAAGTCCCATGATTGAACTCCAACCCTTTTTCTGAATCCCTACTTAATATTATAGCATAAATGCGGGGGATTATGCTGCTAGATATAAGAGAAAATTGCATATTATATCCAACTAACCTCGCAAGATGCGCGTTGACGATCCAGACTTAGAGCAAATGCCTGCAAGCAATTGGTCTACATCATCTTGATTATTAGCAGCGGAAGCTCCACCTAAATATTCTGTTTCAGATTCAACTGTGCCAGCTTTAACTCTTTTTAACTTCACCCTGCCATTTAAAGATGATCCATCATCAAGCAATGTGCCTTGAAGATAATCCTCAGCAAGTAGAGCATTGGCATATTTAATTTCATCAGGAGGATCAGTCTCATCAAAATATACGCAAGAATATTTTGAATCTAAATTAACTCTTCCCCAAAATAATGCACCATCTTTTTCATTAGTGGATGCATCTGCCCAAGTAGTAGACCCAACAAGATAAGTATTGGCTTCTGCTACTGTACAATATGGTGTTACTAACGCCACAATAATCTCCTGTAATATTAATACTTGGCGACTTTCCAAGTCAAGCGATAACCGCCATTATGCTGCATTACATCCTGTGTAACTTTGCCCCACATAGCTTCACCAGCGCTTACAACGCAGTCTGTAAACTCATCATCTGTAGCACAGATTGCAGTAATCTCTGGCATTGGGCCTTCCATCTTACAACCATCTTCTCCCTGCTGGAATCCTACTCTCCCCCAATAATGACCACCACCTTTGACACCATGGTCTACAATATTAAATCTAACATGCCTTTCTTTGGCATCTTTAGGCAGTATAAATTGATACCAATTAGTTGCGCCAGACTCTACTACACCATCAATATGCTGCCCACCAATGCCCATAGCAATAGCATCAATAGCAAATAACTTATCGCCTTCCTCAAAGCCAGGTGGAAGTACAACACCTTCTTCATTTTGCCACTCTTTCATATCTTATCTCCTGTTAAACTGGGTCAATGCCTTGCGGGGTAACTTTAAGTGTATAATGCTCCTCAATATTAAATGGAGGAGTTAATGTAGTATTAATCACCTCAATAACTTGAGTATATGGACGATAACTTTCACTATCATCAACCTCTAATAGATTAGTTTCCGTTGGAGTTAGAGCAGCAATAAATCTTAAATTATCCACTGTCTTATCAGTCACTTCCCTTTTGGCAATTACAGCGACCCCATCTGAATCATTAACGGCAGTAAAGCAACTCCAGTTGGCATCAAGGGTTACACCGTCATCCAGAACTGTAGGTCTTGGGCGGATAATTGGGCCAGTATCACCTTGGTAGATTGTATATTCTTCAACAGCCATCTTCTAGTCCTATAAGTTCAATAGTTGAGTCTATCATATAATTTTCAGGCAACATAGAAAGATCAAGCGTTTCTATTTCAATATCTAAATCATAAGATTCATTATCGTAATTTATTCCATATGGGACACATAATAATGGTATTGCACCAGTATATAAAAGAACTATATCAGAACCAGTTATATCAAATTCAACCGTCTCTGTTATTATGCTATGGTGATATGCAAGCCCTGCATCTGTGCCAGCAATTACAAAAGTGCCAGATTCTGCGCCTATTGATCTACTATGTGCTAAATCTACATCTTGACCAAGTATTAAGAAAGATCCATTTTCTGCAATAATAGAATTTACAGTCTTTAATGTAACATCTTGACCAAGAATTGTATATTCGCCAGACTCGGCAGATATTGCATAACTTGTCTTAAATGATACGTCAGTTCCAGATATGTTGTATTCGCCAACAGCAGCAGATACAGAATATCCTTTTCCTAAATTAACAGGCTGTCCTGTAATATTAAATGATGCGCCATCTACAGATGCTACTTTATCTGATAAGAAGTCAACATCCGTACCAGTAATACTGAATGATCCATTATCAGCAAATAATACTGATTCAGCATTAAATGTTACATCAGTACCAGTTATTAAAAACTCACCATTAAGCGCAGATATTACATAGCCTCTATCAAAGCTAACATCTGTGCCTGTAATATTAAATGATGTAGTAGTTGCAGATAAAGTGTAATTTATTAATAGACCAACAGATTGGCCATCAATAGCAAAAGCGCCAGCAAGAACATTTGCTGTATAATCTATGCTAAAGTTAACATCCTGTCCAGATATATTAAATTGCCCATTCTCTATAGATATTGCATATCCAACTGCCAAATCTACATCAAAACCAGTTAATATAAATGATCCATTTTCTGCTATTAGTGAATTTTCAGTAGAAAGATTAACATCTTGTCCATCTATGCTAAACGATCCAACTTCACTAATAAGAACATACTCTTTAGATAATACTATATCAGTACCATCTAAAGAAAATGCTCCATTATTTGCATCAAGAGTATAATCAACTAATAAATTAGCATCAGTTCCGCTGATTGCATAGCTTTCAGAAATATTAGATAGAATATAATCTACTGAAAGATCTACATCAAATCCAGTTATTGTATATGCACCAACTCCTGCTAATATTGATTTCTCGCTATCAAAATTAACATCCGTTCCAGTTATTAAATATGTGTCATAGTCTGGTATCAGTGCATAATCACGATTAAACGTAACATCTGTTCCAGTTAATAAGTAAGAGCCAGAAAGTACATCTAGTGTATATTTTATAGAAAGGTTAGCATCAGCGCCATCTATTAAGAAAGCGCCATTCTCTGTAGCTAAAATATAATCTCTATCTAATTCTACATTTGCTCCAGTAATTATGAATGATTCTGTAGTAGGAATTAATACATATCCTTGCTGGAGATCTACATTAGTTCCATTTATGTCGAATGCGCCAATAATAACAGGCAAGTTATAATCTTGCTGTAGAGTAACATCCGTTCCAGCAATATTGAATACAGTCGTAATTGGAACTAATGAATATCCCTGCTGTAGAGTAGCATCTGTTCCAGTTATATTAAATGATGCAGATATTGAATTTAATGCATATCCCTGTTGTAAGTCTACATCCACAACTGTAATGTTAAACGTGCCAGATCCAGCAGATAATGATTTCTCACTATCGAAATTAACATCAAATCCAGTTATTACATATTCACCAGCAATAGTTGATATTGCGTAATCACGACTAAATGCAACGTCCGTTCCATCAATATTAAATGTAGTTGTCGTTGGAACTAGCGAATATCCTTGCTGCAAATCTACATCAGTTCCATCTATATCAAATGTTCCAGCAAGAGCTTGTAAGACATATCCCTGTAGCAGATTAACATCAACTCCATTGATATTAAATGCTATTGTTTCTGAAACTAGGGAGTATCCTTGCTGTAGAACAGCGTCCGTTCCAGCAATATCAAATTCTGCGACTGTAGTATTTAGCGAATATCCTTGTTTAAGGTCTACGTCAAAACCAGTTATATTGAATATGCCAGAGCCAGCGGATAGCGATTTTTCACTATCAAAGTTGACGTCATATCCTGTTATTACATATTCACCAACGATAGTAGATACAGCATAATCGCGACTGAATGTAACATCCGTGCCAGATATATCAAAGGCTTCGGTTGATGTAGTTAAAGTATAGTCTTGAGAAAGAGTTACATCATTACCAGAAATATTAAAAACTTCAGTTAAGGCAACTAAGGAATATCCTTGGGAAAGTATAACACCAGTTCCATCTATATTGAAAGTTTCAGTTAAAGCAACTAATGAATATCCTTGTTGAAGTTCAACGTTATGCCCTGTAATATTAAATGCTTCAGTTATAGTTTGCAATACATGCGATACTGCTAAATCTACATCAGTACCAACTATATTAAACGCGCCAACTAAAACTGGTAGATTATATCCTACTTGAAGATCAATAACAGTGCCATTGATATTAAATGCTTCTGTAAGGGCATCTAGTGCATAATGATTAACTTCACCCCCTTCTTTTGTTAATGTTACATCAGTGCCAGTAATATTGAATGCTTCGGTTAATACATGTAATGGCTTTCCATATATTAAATTAGTTGCCCCAGTGCCACCCCCACCAAGGGTTAGTGACCCTAATTTTGATGTACCTAGTTTTCCATCATCTCCAGCATCCTGATATGTAAATGATCCAGCAAGCACATTTAACGTAAAATGCCTAGCTTGAATTAAATCTATATTAGTGCCAGTTATAGCGAATGATTCTGTTAAAGCATCAAGAGTGTGATGCCTAACAGCAGTTAAAGTAACATCAGTACCTGAAATAGCGAAAGATTCTGTAAGCGTATCAAGAGTATAATGAGTAACACTAGAAGTATAATCAACATCCCAAGCAACTGCGCCAACTTCAATAGTTGTTTCTTGTGCTGGTGGATGCACATCTGCATCACATTCCATTATCAGGCGAACATCAGTATCAGCGTCTTGGGATGAAAGAAGGCTGGCATCCCACGGCAGGGATATTACCTGCCCACCTGAAGTGGTAGCGGTGACATCACCGCCATCATCATATAAGGTCGCTCTTAATGTGGCACCTTCATACAAATAGAACCGAAGCCTGTCTGGATTTCTTGTGCCGTTTGTGGCACCTATTTGGACACGAAATTCTTGCAGGCCAGCGCCCGTGGTCAACGCACCGGCAGCATCCGGGAAGTCTACTTCCAGATAAGTATTCGCGTCCCCATCTGGCGCATTCAGCCAATTACTATCTGGGGCGGCTGGATCATCCTGGATGTCTGAAACCAACCCAGACAAATTAGTCTGGGTGATTAGGACATCGGGGCTTAGTGTTTCAGCAGACACAGCTTAGCCTTTTGGCTGATTCCCGTGGCGTGGATCTTCATCAGGAATACAAATGACTAATGATTCCGCGCAGACATAAACTTGAATTCCAGACTGGGGTGGTGCAGGCACTAAATCACAGTTATCTGTTGATGATGGCATGGTGTAAACACAACCGTCTTCTCCAACTATAAGGCGTGGATTATTCACCTTATCACCACCACCTATAGCAAGGCTTGAAAAAATAATCATACTGGTAATTGCAATTAACATTTTCATATCAAACTCCTCATATTTTACTGGTTAGTTATAATTCTATCTGCAATCTCCTTAATTTCCAAATACGCATCCTTAACTGCTGGGTCAAAATCTGTTGACGCTATTACTGCATCATCAAGAAGTTTGCTAACAAGTTGAACGAGCACTAATATTGTGTCCTTGCCATAATCTTGCAAAAGTTCTATGTCTGATGCAACTTGCTCTGCATCAAGCTGCTCCTGTGTCTTTGTAAGTTTGGTATAAACTCTTGTAGCAGAATTAGATGCATAATCATATGAATCTACTGGCAAAGAAAGATATTCAGTTTCTGAATCGAATGCTGGAACGGTTTTTATAACTTCTACAAGAAATCCCTTTTCATTTAATAATGAAGATTCTTTTGTATTATATTCCTCAAATACTCCAGCAACTATTCCAATGATAGAATGTAAAATTGGATCTATTTTGAAATATAACATTACAAGGCCCCTCCGTCAGTTATATGCCAATTATATGTATCAGTTAATATAGCCCTAGCAGCTGACTCAGTATATTTAGCTTGACCGGCATCAAAATAAAGATCATGTTGAAGTGATTGCTGCGACCAAGATAACAGTAACTTGTCATAATTAGCATTTGAAAATTGGCTATTTAAAAATAAATATTGAACATCAGTAGCTGATTCTACATCCCATCCACTAACATCCGGATTAGCTGCTGCACCATTAAACATCCCACGAAAACTTGTTACTGCACCAGTATCCCAATTTTCTACTGCTGGGGAAAATTCTGCATTCTGAAACATGTATCTCATGTCTTCAACGGAACTAGTGTCCCAATTTTCGACTCCTGGATCATATAACTGTGGTATATTACTAAATAAAGATGACATGTCAACTACATTTCCAACTTGCCATCTGCTAACATCAAGATCTTCTGATCCGGTATGAGAAAACGCATAATAGACATCTGTTATATTCCTTAAATCCCAATCGGAAACATCAGGGTTTGCTAACTCAGCATTGTAAAAAAGAAACTTGAGATCTGTTAATCCATAAAGACGCAAAGCATCAGTTGCAGTTGTTTCCATGTCAGTACAGCCATAAAACGCTGCATAAAGACTTTCAAAGCCAACATCTCCCCATTGCATAATTTCTAGTATTGATGTTTTATCCCCAGCATCATCGAAAGTGAATATGGTGCAAAGCCCATTTATTGTAACTATATACTCTCCAGCATCCTCATATGTATGACTTGCATTATTATCATTCCATGCATCTACTTTAAAATTCCCCGTGTCATCTCCATAATTCACTATAAAATCATAATCATTTCCATTTTCTAATGGCAAGGTTTTTGTTGATGATGGAAAGAGTGCTCTCCATTTGGTGATAAACGCCCTTTTATTCTTTCTTCCATGATGCATTCTATTCATGCCAAACATTAAGTATCATCTCCGGCATCTATGGTATAATATAATGTAATTCCATGAAGTCTTATATCATTAGATAAATTGTCAGACGCATGTGCAATATCCCTTCTAACTTTAAACGTAATTACATCTTCTGGTGATGGAGTTCCAGCAATAGTAACTGCGCTTGATCTATCTGATATATACATATCATCAGTAGTTCCACCAGTATCTTCTAAATCTATTTCTGTTCCAACGGCGGCATCAATAGGGTCATCACTTGATAGCGCGTTGGCAGCTAATGACCAAACAACACCAAAATTTGTATCATCTGCTGGGTGACTCCATGATGCTGAAAACAATATCGTTCCTTCATCCCATGATTTTGGCATTCTTATTTGAAATTGAACTGATTCTGAAGTCCAAGGGTCAAAGTTAAATGTTGCCATCATTACATCATTTGTTTCTAGCTCATACTCAACATAAGCGGCTCCGTTTGTTGCTGTAGGGATCATTGCACTTGCCGAAATCCAAAGTGAATGAAGACCTTGCTCTATACTATCTCCACCACCAGCAGCATCCAATGCTTCTTGCAAATCTGTTTGATCAGATAGAATTCCATTGATATCTCCCCAAGTAGTAGATACTGCACCACTAACGTTTAATGCCAATCCTACATTAATAAATCTCCAATCTATATATTGAGTGCCGCTATTATCAGTATCTACAACTCTTGATTGTACTGCATTTGTATAAGAGTCATTTGTTTGAATAATAAAGCTGGCAATCGGCTTATATTCTACAATTGGAAGACCATCTAATTCAAGATTTAAAAGTTCATTAAGCGCACCTTCCTTTGCTGCTGGGCCTGTTAAATAATCATCTTGCCCAACAATAAAGAAAAAGCCATCATTAATATCACTTATTGCGTATAAGTGCATGATTAAAAAATCTGAATTAGTTACTTCAGTTAGCTGCCATGTTGCTCCTGTCCATTCGTTATAAGCTGCTCTACCAGTGCCAGTAGTAGTAACAATATAATCAGTAGCAGCAATCTTTCTCCAGTCGCCACTTGCGCCACTACGATATAGAATTGGAATATTAGTGGGTCTATTATCCGCTGCGATGGAGATTTGAATATCTTCATCCCAAATAATACCGGATTGTACACCAATCTGAGCATCAATTGCATTATTGCCATTGCCGTCAGAAGTTATATCTACTGGCTGTAACCCTGATGCATATCTTGTTCCTTCAGTATCATGAAGATACTGATGGGTCATGGAATCCATAATCATTCCATGACGTTCTTCAGCAAGAGTTACTGAAACATTATTTGTTGCATCCCAATAAACAAAAGATACTAATGCAGCATCATGAATTAAATCAGAATTAAATGATTGTGTTTTCTGAAGAACACCTGAAGAGTCATAGTATAAAAACCACAATCCTTCTGTATCATCAATTATAATATCCTCAGACTCTGTCTTTGTATATTTATTGCCACCGGAATAAAAAACAAAATCAGTAGTAACTGGCTCAATAGTAAATGTTCTAGTGCCATCTACAAAAGAAATAGTGCTATCAGTCCTATCAACAAACCCATTCTCTATAGAAGCTTTTTTGGCAAACTCATCCTCAACAAGATTAAAACCAGTTTCTATCTCCTCAACATCAGAAGCGCTGTAAACTTCGCCATCAACTAAATCATTATTAAAGAATGGGTTTGCCATTATACTCTACCTTATTCTATAGTAAGAACACTAGCGCCAAAGTCCAGAGTAAATGTCTCTGTATCCGCGAGCGTTACTTCTGAACCATAATCATACCAGCCAACCAGTTCATCAGCAGGAGCATCAGCATTATACAAAACTACATACTGAAATGGGCCAACTGCACCAGTAGCAGTCCAAACAACATCAGTCGCCGTCATGGTGCCAATGCCACCAGCTTCTGAATACAGATTCTGGATATCTTCGCCGCCAGCAGTATAACCATTGCCAGTGCCCAGCTCATTTCCAGAAACTTCTGCATAAAGTTCCATTCCAGCCGTTGGAATTGTATTGGTTAAGATTGCCATAACTGCATCAGCATTTAGCTCATGCTTTTCAAGGCCAACTGCACCAGCAAAACTTTCAAATTTATTAAACGCGGAAGCCATCTTTTAGTCCTCTATCAATGTGAATAACAGCTCAAATCGTGCTTGAGCTTACGAATGTCATACTTCTTTTTCATACCAGTCTTTTGAAAATGGGGCATATCATAGTCCCAAAGATCGTAACCCCAATCAATGCCTAAACCATTGGCTTGGTTAACTTCTTTCATAGCATTCGCTATTACTATACATGGCCCTTCTTCCCATCTGGCAGCACCATTGATCCACGGGACTAAATCAACTGCCAATCCATACAAATGATAACTATCCATAGTTGAGCTTGCTCCAATTTCAACCATATTTTTTTGTTTTTGTCTTGATCTCACTCCATCAAAAGCAGTAAAATCTTGCTTTGTAATCTTAATTGCTTCTGTAACGCAATAGCTTACATCTGGATGAAGGCCAACCAGTTGTGCCAAAGATTTCTTGCCTAATTTAAAATGATCTGTCATTTGCCAAGTAATCATTATCTAATGAAAGTTGCAAAGAAGACCCAGCATCAACTCTTAATTTAAGCTCAAGATCATATACACGAGAACTTATCTCTTCAATCATTTCTGATAGGTGTTTCCCTTCTGCAACAAACCTACTAGGCTCAAGGCTTTTCATTTCAAGAATCCTAATTCTCTCTTCAGCATTTTCCCCTCTATCAAGAGTGTATCTTTTGCCTAAAATAGCTCTATCATATGTGAGATTTATTTTAATATCTCTTGCGGTAAGCTCAGACATAAATTGCTTTTGCAAATTATCATGATCTTTATTTCTTTCTTCTTGTAATTGTTCCAATTGCTGAGATACTTTGCCAATGAAATATGTTCCAGAGGCCAATGGAACTAATAAAACAGCTAATAGTGGCCAAATTTTCATTAAATCTTCACTTGTTGTTGTCATCGCTATTATAGCCCCCAGCCCTATTTTTTTACTTCCGGCAATTACACCAGCGGCTTTTATCCCGGTGACGATAGAATCTGGATCCATTATCCCCACCAACCATTTTCTTTTGCCTTGGCACATCCAAGAAGCAATGTGCCAATTGCCCAATAAACTGCCCTAAACCAACGCTCTTCAGACCATAATATGTCTGATATTACTCTGGCAGCTTGCAAAGCGAATACTGGGCTTCCATCATCCCATTTGCCCTGCAAACAGAGCTCATCATGTACCCACCAAGAATCAGAATCAATATCTGTAGCCCAAGTTGCCCCATCACTTTTACGTCCTTTTGGGACAGTAATGGTTTTTCCGTACCTAGGGCTTTTGTACACAATCTCTCTATTGGATACATATTTGTATCTTGTAAAGAATGCTTTGGCTACACCAATTATTTTCTTTCCTGGTTCAGACATAATGAACTCTTTAATAATGATGATTAATTTATTCACTGAACCGGCGCCAATCTTGGTAATCTTTCAACAAGACCATTTATTGCCCCGAAAGCATCGCCAACTGGTGTAGATGGGCTGGCATTAATCTTCATGCCACATCCCTCTGTAATTTCAATATCCAATCCACCAATTTCTCTCGCTGAGGTTCCATTGATAGTGCATGAAGTGCTACCGTCTGTGTGAGAGTAATTATAGATGGCGCCACCAGCATCTGCTTCACCCCATTGCGATTTAGCAGAACAACCACCAAGAATAATTATGGCAACAATAATAAATAAGAACTTATTCATCGTACATACCACCTTTTCCTTTATCATTACAGCAAGACAACCAAGCAATTATAATGACGAATGCTACAACTAGCCAAGCTAGTGGGTCACCCAGGATTCTTACTACTCCATCGAACAACATATATTAACAATCCTATACCAACAATAACAATTGGCATTCCAACTTTAAGCAATCCAGAATAATCCATATTAATTAAAACTATGCAACTGTAAGCTCAACTTCAGAGGATGCAATAACAATAGAGCCAACATCTGCCCTCATTCTATTGATTTCATACTCTTCTCTGGTCTTTTTTCGCATATAATATAAAACAGCAGCAAGTAAATTTTTATGCCTGCCCCATTTTGGTTTTCTGCGTAATTTGCCCATAATTTTAATTGCTGGCTAGAACACTAGCCAGCAAATCCTATTAGCTACTGCCAAGAACAACATACGCAATATCCAACGAACCAGAAACAATAAATGTGCCGTCTTCATCGTCAGTTATTACATTATCATCAATAAGAATATTGATATTCAGTTCCATAGCACCAGCTGTATTATCAATGATAACCTGCTCAGTAGCAGTAGATACTCCACGTGTTGATGGGGCATCTTTATCATCCGCAGCGGAGGCCAACGCAGTAGATGGGACAATGTTGTCATCTTCTGCATCACCAAGATCTACATCTGCATTTGGTGCCGTTCCAATGCCATAATCGCCATCCCAATCATCAACGATATGGGCATCAGCACCGCCAGCAACTGCGACATTCGCAACTGCCCCAAGCAATAGAATATTGCCAGTTGGAAGATTACCAATTACAGAGGTCGCAGCGTCAACTGTATCTGCTACACCAGTAATATTAGCAACAAAGCCGATTGCGATTGTCTTTTTGACAACCTTCTGATTGAGCTCACTACCGCGACTCAATGATCTAGTTAACCCTTTCATTTCCCACCTCTAGCTTTTCTTTGCTCATTCAAAAGTTCTTTAATTGTTAATGGTTTTGCAACCTCTTCAACTTCTTTGACCACCACCTCTGGCTTTTTATTAACAACTTCTTTGGCCAACGCTTTTGCTTTCACAGCAGGGGCAATCCCAGGCTTAGTTGGCACTTTTACTGTATCATTCATTATATACTCCTAATATTAAATTACATCTTACCATAATATCAACCCCTCTGTGGATTGGCGAAAATCTTCTTTCTGTTAAAGCCACTTGGGAAAGAAGCGAAATAAAACCCCATTTCTTTATATGTTTTTCCAACATATTTACTAAAGCATGAAAACCAACCACCTGATTGCGAATATGAACTCATAGTAAATGTTTTATTATTATTCTTCAAGCAAGCATTTATGATTCTAGTTGGCGTACAGCCCAAGGCACTCGCTGCATCCATACTAGAATAAAAACAACCTAATGGAGTTATATATATGCCTTTTGATTTTGCCAAAGATGCTTGGAATACATAATCGCTAGTTTGTTTTCTTTTACCTGTTAATTTTTCTGACATTCTTTTCATCCCGAGATTATTTTCTTTTGTCCTACCCCTCATCGCCTCAGAGTGTTTTCTAACTCGCTCACAGTTGTGCTTATTATCACCTTTTCTTTTTTCAGCTAGCCTTGCAATGGAGGCATCATTTTCTTTAGTTCTTCCTTTTAATGGACTAGCATTGCTCCATTTAACTCCTGCTGTAAGCCCACAGTGAATGTCTTTATCAAATTCGCCATTTTTTAAGCGCACTATTTCCTCTGTGCCCTTTATTCTGCAAATAATAATCCCAATTTTGCTTTTTGATATTCTTTCTTTAGTCTCCATAGAGCGAATTATTCCTTTGCTCATTCCACAATACATTCCTTTGCTAAACTCTTCCATTGTAATATAGCATGTTTTCCCTGTTATTCTGTGCTTGCAAGGAACCATCCCCTTTTTAGAAAGAGATGTTTTTAAATCTGATGTAGGATTATTTTTTCTTTTTATTCCACCATACTGTATATTGTAACAGTTTGGATCATTAATTTCAGCATTGCCAATAAAGTTAGCCTCTGCTTGGTACATTTCATTTCTTGAATCAAAAAATTGGATTATTTCTTTATTAAAATTATTAATCCCATATTTTTTAAATGCAGAATTAAGATATACTCCACTTCCCATATATCCATCAAAAATATCATTAGTTGAATGAATGCCAATATAATATTTATTATCTATTACATTTGTAATTCTATATAAAATATGATATTTTTTACTATCCATAATATTGTCTCTGTAAACAATTTCTGTATTAAAAAAACATAGACAGGGCAGTACAGAAACTGCCTTTTCAACCGCTAAGTTTAGTCTATGCTTTATCATTATAGAGATTCCTATTTACTCTCTATTTGCCCTATCCATTTGACGTCAAAAATGCTATTCCAACATTCTTACGCTCATTGAATACACGACTCCAAGGAGCAGCGACAGCCAGTTCAGCATAAGTAGCAGTAATGCCAGCAAGACCAGCAGTAGCGAATGCGAAACCGAATGGATGTACGATTTCAGTGCCACGAGAGTGGATAATATCTTGACCACCACCATTGCCAGTTCCAGCTTTACGTTCAATCTCAGAAGGAACTTCTGCATTACCTTGACCAAATGCAATTGTGCCAGCAGCAAACAGGATAGTAGTATAAACAGAACCACTAGTTGTGCCAACACGAGGAGCCAAAGAATCATCAACGATTACGGCATACCCAAGATAAGTTGGGATACTAACTACACCGTTAGAATCTGGAATGAAGTCAATCAAATTCAGCTTTTGCAGATTTGTATAGATGACAGAGTGCATTGCGATGGCAGACAGCTCAGGAGCATGGTCGCCCATTGTGGCAGCAGTATCAATAACTGCATCAGCGGAAATCCAATTTGAAGCATCTTGGCCAGTTGATGTCTCAAGGTGAATTGCGTTAACCATATCGCCAGAATTGTTGGCAATATTATCAAGCATCACGCCCTGCGCAGTATTAATCAGGCGCTTTTCGGTGTTTACAGCCCAATACTTACCAACACGAGCCATAATGGCGCCAAGAGGATCTTGCAGACCCAATTCACGAGCCAGATCCATAGTAGACCAGGACTTGTGAAGGTGAGCAGAAGCGTAAATCTGCTTGCCATTTGTGATTGCAGCGGGAGTAGATTCATCCGCTGGATTATCATTCACATAATCTGGCTCATCATTGGTCAGGCCGTGGAAGAATGGGATATCACCAGTTGAACCTGGGCCAGAAGCCATAGCATTCAGGCGAGGGTCAGGCATCATAATGCCGGATTGTACAAAACGATTCAGCTCAATCGCCATTTCCTGAACGCCACCATTAAAAATGGTAGGATCATAAATATCATTCAGTGTAGCAGCAGCAGCTGATACTGTTGGGGTATATGTAGGAAGTGTTCCAAACATGATTATGTCCTCTAATTAGAGTTTTCAAATTGCAAAAGGACACAATCCTCTTACTTCAGTTATAAGCAATGCCTCGTCAAATAAGGAACTGCTCGGTTATCTTGATAAGGTCCACCCTCATCACCTCTTTTAGTTTCGACAGCAGATATGGTATGCTTTTTGCCATCCTTATCAACCAAAGTAACTATTTCACCGCTTTCTTCTGTATTCATCTGCCTTTGCAAGATATTGAAGAATACAGAAGAATGTGTCATTTTGCTATTTTGCCGCAGCAACCTTCATTCTTTCTGCTTTGGCAGGATCATTACGAATCATTTGTGATTGCAAGGTATAATTAATAGTATCCTTAGCGAATGGGTTAACTCCATCATCCGTACCAGGAGAACTTCCACCTTGAGCTCCACTTCCTTTTGAAGCTGGCCACAAATGAGATGCAGTATCTTTTAAAGAATCAACAAAAGAATCTGGGCTAGCGATTTTCTTGCCAATCTTACGAATATTACCGTCAGCATCACGAGATTCAATACCGCCTTCTTCATTGATTGTAAACAAGTTACCAGCACGACTAATAACATCTTCAATCCCATCTGGAAGAACGCCAGCTTTTTCAGCAGCCTTACGGAGTGCACCACCAATGCGCTCCTTATCATAACGAGTTTTTAATACGGTGTAGCTATTTTCTGAATCAGCCAGCTTAGTATTTACTTCACCAAACTGTAAATCAAAAGACTCTTGCTTCTTTTCAAGCTTTTGAGTAATAATCTCATTCATTTTTTCTGTTTGTTCTGCACCAAGATCATTCTCAGTCTTGAATGTCTCAAATTCTTCTTGTAATGTGCGCTTCTCAGTCTTAACTAGCTTTTCTTTTGCAACAGCCTCATTCATATGATTTTTCATGCGATCATTTTCCGCTATCATGTCTGCCAAAGCAGCAGCATGTGTATCCTTCATAGCATTGAAGTTGGTTGTTAATTCATCAAACTGTTCTTGTAATTCCATGTTATTACACCGTAATATTTAAAGTTAGGTCACAAACCCATTGCCTGTGATTAAAAGGGCATTAATATAGCAAGGGGATTGCCCTAATTTTCCCTGCAAAATAGAATAGGAGCGCATAATATTATCCATTATGACTTAATATTCTTATTCATAGTAGTAGAATCCGGTAAATCTTCACCAGTATCTAATTTTTTCTCTGTAATGCTAGTATTTGATCCTTCTTCAACTATTGGTTCGTATTTTTCGCCTGGTTGCGCTAGCCTTTTAAGCTCATCCTCTACTGTTTCTCCAGCTTGCAGCATTCCAGCTTTGCGGAAGTTCTCAAGAAGGGTACTTTGGCTAATTGCACCTGACTGCCATGATTGAAGCATCGCAATTGTCTCATTGGCAGTAAGAGCAAAGGTGTTGAATTCTTCATTTGCCTCAAAATCTACTTCTTCAATGTCTGCGCCAGTCCATTTTGCAGCAATTTCAAGAATCAAATTAATCCCTGAGCCAGTATTGCTTACAATTGACTTCAAAGAAGCAGTTGCAGCAGCCTGGCGCAATCTTAAAGCCTCTCCAGACTCAGATGTGCCGCGCTTGGCACCTAATATAGATGCACCAAGCTCCTGCGCGATAGCAACATACTCTTGCATCTCATCTCTAATAGAAACAAATGCAGTAGTATCAGTTGTTGTATATCCTACTCGTCCTTGACTATCCGCTATGGTCACAAGTGTTCCAGGGCCAGTTACTGGTGGCGCATCATCCTTATCTACACCAGTCATGTACATTGTTGGGCCAGAAGACATCTTTTGGGCATATCCAAGCATTGCAGATAGCTCAACTCTTTTCAAATCACAACTAGCAATTGAATATAGAGGAATTGGATCAATTGTAACAGTATTATTCAAAGATCCAATAACTACTGCTGGGATAAAATCAAGCTTTTTACCCATGTACTCTGGGACAGTAGTGTCATCTAAATACAAATCATTCTGATCAAATGTAGACTGTCTTGATTTGTATTTTTCTACAGTATAAATGCCATTCTTGATATAATGATAGAACATTACCTGTATATTGCGCTTACTATCATCATCTTGAAGAGGATTAAAATCAGGATTCTTTTCAAAATCAATAAATTTGAGATATACAATAGCGCGACTATCTATGCCAAGAGATTGATCTGCCCAATCAATAAGGCTTCCTGCTTTATATTGAACTACATGGAATTTTCCATCTTCAGATATATCAAGAAGAATTGGCACACGACCAGAAAGAGATACTTCAATCAATACATCTTTAAGAAATTGTGTTGCATCCTTGCCATCAGCAGTCATCCTCTTTTCAAGATAATTAATTGAAGATGGCAATTTGATAATTGGAGGATGTTGCAGGGCAAGAGAGATGGCAATAGATACAGTTTGTTGAGTCAAGAAAGACTCAAATGCTTCATTAACATAAGCCTTAGATGCAGAAGTCCAACCACTACCAACAGCCAGCTCTGTTGCTATTTGCCCAGTTGCATTGTTAATCGCTTCATTAATTTTAACATCTTCAGCTTCCAAGCCAGCTGGTACAGGGAGATATTTATGGAACCTTTCTTTAAAAAGATTTTCATATGCTGTATATACCAGCTCAATCTTAATAATATTTGATGCATAGTGAGGATGCCTGATAACTTTAACAGAGCTAACAGCTGGCTCAGGTGCTTTATTGGTTTGTACTAATTTCATATTATTGAACCACTGATAGCTGTTTAGGTTTTAGTTCGCGCACAGGCATAATATAATTAACTAAATAGCCAAGTGCATCCATCATATGATCCAAGCCAGTAGTCTTATCTGGCTGTCCATTAGGCAACCAAATTTGCTGCTCAAGACATTCAGTTGTTTCAGGACATCTTTCTGTATCAATAAATAATTTCTTTTTGTTGAATGCATTATTTACTGATGCAACTCTATCCTTGATATATGGGTTTCTGTTTCTTGCTCTTATAACAAACTTTGCTTTCCGCAGTAAAGCAATGTCAGTAATTCCAGCATCTGCTGATCCACGCTTAATTCCAGTTGAGTCAGGATACGCTATAATTTTGTTATGAGGAAAATCAGCCCTAACTGCATTAATTAATTCAGGAGTATCAAGAAGATTATGATATTCTTTAAATACATAGATTTTTCCATCAATTAAAACTGATGCCAACCCTGCCATATGCTCAACATTGAAATCAACCCCTAAGTGAATAACAAAGTTGTTTTGAGTAAGGTAGTCGAGTAAATCCATTTAACCAATACTCGCAATTGATGCATCTGCATCCATGATAACAAAATCAGCATCAAAATGATGCTCTGTGCGTCCAAAGCAGTGGTATACAGCTCCACCAGTCAAGTTAACAAAGTCTCCATTGAGATAGGCTTCAATGAGCTGAGGTGGATAAGATGCTCTGAGATTGGCTATATATGATTTTTTAAGATAGGGATTTGACTCTGTGGAAGCCTTTACCATAGCATATCCAGGAAGATCTTGTTTTTTCCACTGATGATAGGTAAATTGGAATCCTTCTGGAGTAGTGAATACACCACACTTGTTTATGCATTCCATTGAATCAGGATCATATTCTATATTTTCTTCAAGAGTAACAAGCTCTTCATCTACCATTATAATGGCATCTTTTAAAAGAATAGTTCCAAGAGAAGGTTGCTGACGATTACGCGCTATGATCTTGTTCCATGCTTCTTCCGCTCTGATCTTAGGCATTGTATCCAGCTCATCAATAAAGCTGGCAAATACTTCATAGGCAATGATCCTCGCTGGATTATCCATTGACCTGCAAATAATCTTTCCATGCCCAGCAATATCAAAGATGTAGTCTGATTTATTAAATTTCCACTTTAGTCCAAAGTGATCCAATAGCTCACCAATGCGGGGGACATTGTTAAGTTTAAGCAGGTCATAGGTTGGAGAATATACAGCAATATTGCACCATGGCATCTTAGTAATAGTCATTACTGCAATGTAGTGCATAATCTCTGACTTGCCAGAACCAAATCCAGCCACAAAAGCCAGCGCCCACTCTAAAGTATTGAACCACAAGTTCCAATATCTGCCTTGTGGTGGAGTGGTCTCCCACTTATGAACATTAGCGGGGGCTTTACTCATGAGTATTAATAATCAACTCAACTTTAGAAGGCTTATCAGATGCCAGCTTAACGTCTTGCTTCCAGATTTCGTTTCCAAAACGTTGAAGATAAGCCAGTGAAGACTGCAAAGCACTATTGCCATTCATAGATTCAACTAACTTTAATACAGCATTGTGCTTCTGGTCGATTCTACCTCTAGCAAAGGTAACATCGAAGAAAAACTTATCATAGCTTGGTAAATCAGAATACACCAAGCCAAAGTAAGAAAGCAGCTCATCCTTCTCCAAGCCTTTGCTCATATCACGGATCATGTATTCATGTTCTGCAATAGTGAAGACTTGGAGGTCTTTTTGAATCCAATTGCGGGGCGCTGCTTTTGGTATCTTCTTTGGCAGTGTCGTCACATTTTCCATATTAAAATTCTACTGGTTTGGTGTCAGCTTTTATGCTTTCTAGCTCTGCTTTAAAGCATAGCATACCCAGAGGCAAATTGCAAGCATTATATAAGGAATATCGCAAAATAATCTTTTTTGATTTCCGCTGTGCTTGCCATGTTGGTTAGTTTGCAGAATTGTTGTTTTATATTTCAGGGGATTGGGTTTTGGGAAGTTGAGGTGGAGAAGAGGGGGGGGGGACCAGGTCAGATTGGTCGTTGACTAACAGTTCATCGAGACTGACCCCCGAAAAAAAATTCCGATACCGTACCGGGAGCATATAAAATGTACTTATACCCGTATAGTTGTTTTCTAGTCTGCCTAAATTTTAAGAACGAATATAGAACGAGGAAGGCGTATAAGGGCGCGTATAAGGCGCAAAGGGAGAAAGCATAGAAGGGTGCAGGGGTGCAGGGTGCAGGGGCGCGGGGGTAGCATTTTGCGGATTATAGGCATAAAAAAACCGGGGCAAGCGCCCCGGTCTTTTTAAGCTAGAATCCTACTAGCTTTTTGCGCCGTCCTCTTTTCCGGCTTTATAAGCGGTTACGATCGCGGCGAAATCTCCCGCCCATTGTCCGGCGTGCAACCGCGCATTCTTTACCTTGCTTTGCTCGCAATTATATTCCGAAAGGAAAGCCGCAAAGTTATCTTTAAACTCTTCACCTTTTCCCTCGAAAGTCCGAAAGTCTCGCGCCTCTATAGCGCGCAAGAATACGGCGGTAACCGCATTCGTGCCCTTGCTAGGGACGGCGGATTCTATCGCGGTAGAATCTAATCCTAATCCTTTTAATTCGGCTCGCTTTTCGGCTTTCGTTTTATCGGAGATAAGGCAAGCGCTTTTTTTCGCCTCTAGTTCTTGCGCTTGCTCGACTTTTTGCGCCTCTAAAAATTCGGCGATAATTGCGGCTTTCGTTTCTGCTACGGTTAAGGTTACGGTTGCGGTATTTACGTTTTTACGTGCGGTCATTTTATTATCCTCTTTAAGTTATCCCCTTCGATAGAGAAGGGAAGCCGGAAAACCCGGTAACTAAATAATAGCACTATTCCGAAAAAAAATACTTTTTCTTTTTTATACTAGCATAAATCAAGCTTATACTCCCGATTGGTCGTAAAGAACTAATAGAGAACGCCGAATAAATCTTCTTTATGCTAGTATAAAAAATATCGCCGTAGGCAGATCGCTCTACGGCGATTTTCCTTATGCTTATATAAATGTTTCTTATCCTCTATAAATTGATATAAATAATATATTTCAACTCATTATATATATTGAATCAGAATCAAAGCCATTCATTCTGGCCATCCATTTGAGGCACGTCGCGTATATCAATTTAGCGCTACAGTCAACTTTGGGGCTACAGTTGAATCTGGGGTGCTGAACCAATCTAGGGCTGCATATGAATGGCCTCTTATACCAAAATGGGGCTGCATATCAGATTAGGGCTATGAACCAAACTAGAGCGATATTTGTATTTTCCGCTGCTGCAGATTCAAATGAATCCTAGGGTGAAACAATCCTCCTGCATCAACCTTGACTTAAATAGTAGTAGCTATGAGACTCTACCCGTGCTATACTATAAATAGGGAGAAGCAAGGTTGTTGAAAGGACTATTTCAAAGCTGGCATTATTTAACTGAATGAGGTATTAAAATGTATCAAAGAAGCCTAATTACAACCCATCAAATTCTTGATAGTTGGGACGGTTGCCCAAACGAATTGCATCCTCTGTTTGAAGGATCGCTTAAAGCTTGTAAATATTGGCTGAGTACAGAAGGGCAAAAAAATATGTACTGGGAAGATGATCGTGAACCAATGCTCGCAGAAATTGGCGGTCGCATAACAAGCTGGGTATTATAATGAGACAAATCTTAGAATACCAATGCAATAAGTGCGGAACTGTCTTCAAGGAAGAAGATACCATTCAAATTCGTTTTTATCCTGAAGGAGATTACCCAGCCAGAATAAGGCACTACAAAACAGAAACCCCTTGCTGTGGACATAATAGAATGTCCATCCATAAGTTTAAGATGTTTGGAGAATAATAGTGTTACATCATATAAAAGTCCACTTCAATAAAAAGCCAGCTGAAAATCTTGCACATGAAGCCTGGATTTCTGTTCATCCTGGCGAAACTCGCCTTGATGCCATTTACGATTGGACAGTGAAGGTAAGAAAATCCCATTCAATCTATAATTTGCACATTGTAGAAGATAGCATTGGCAGACAAGTTCGAGACGCTGTCTGAGGAGATAATATGGCATTGTATAAAAAAGACGCATTGGTTGGCGCAGCATTTGCTGTTGCCATCATTGCGCTGATGTTGGGGATATTTGCTGGATCCAAGCATGCCAGCCAATCTGATACAAAAGCATGTATCAATAAAGTAGCGTGGGAGGCTTACGTTGAAGATGACGTGGGAGACTCATTTGACGCAGGGTTTGATGCTGGACTCCTGGCTGGAGAGCTTTGCAAATAATCAGCCCAGAGTGCTTCTCTGAGAGTGGGGAGCATTCTGAGATGGCGATTTGCTATCATTAACAAGAGGTATAATGAAATGAAAAAGATTTTTGCTGGTGCTGAGGATGCTCCTCAATATGTGAAAGATAAAGATGATACATATTGGGAATTGAAAAAGAATTCCATTGGAGACAGATTTTATTCTGTAATGGCTCCTTATTACCATACAGTTGGTTGGGTGATTGGTTATCCTAGTTTTGGGCCAAGAGGTTAAAATGAAAACCACTACTAAAGCACAATGTACACACGCAGCCATCATCAGTAATGCGCTGTATGAGTGCATCGCTATTGACTCAAGCATGAGCTGTAATGATGCGCATGAAATCATTCATAAAGAGCTATCCAGCCTCAGGTGGGTAGATGACTTCATCGTAGAATTAACAGCCAACTTGATTCTTGAAAATGCTTATTTTGAATTTGAGTTCGGAAATGTATTCCAATTGCGCTGCCCTGAAATGGAAGACGCTGGTGGAATCATGGGCGAAATTATCAAATCATTCGAGAGGTAGTGAAATGGAAACATATAAAATGGCCAGCAAGCTGAGGATGATGTACTTCCTCAACTTGATCTGTGAAGCTGAAATTTTCTTTGCAGCCATTCAGGAAAATGTAACTGAAGAGTTGAATGAAGAAATCTTATTTTATGAAGACTTTAACCAAAAGGCATACTGATATGTATATCAACCCAAAACTTAGATCCAGACTTGAAGACATAGCCATCGTCATATGTGTGCTGGCAATCATGCTCATTCCCTGTGCTGGGGATCTATAAGTGATTCAATTTGCTCCGCTGGTGGTTTCAGATCCAAATGTGATGTGTGACTGAAAGCGGGGCTGAAAACCATAAAATAGGCAGTTGCGCTGAAAGGGCGGTCGTGCTATACTACCCGTATAGGGCAGATGCCCTTGCTGGGATTCCTATTTTTGGAATTCATATTTTAACTTGAAAATGAGGTATTAAAAATGGAAACAAAACTTGATCCCAACATGAGGATCTATGCTGATTGTATTCGGAACGCAATGTTTGAATGCTTAGCAAATGACTCACCAAAGCTTCCTGTTGCTGATGCAGATACTATTGTAGAGCGCAATATGTATCACCTCTATGTTGACTCTGATGTAGATGTGGACAACAACCTTAAAACTGATGCAATTGATATCTCTGATAATGGAGATTACTTTGTATTTGAGGCGGCAACTGAGCTCTTCACTTTAACCTCTGAATCACACTCTGTCTGAGTTGAATCCTAATGCGCCTCAGTTGATGGGGCGCATTGAGATGGCAATTTCGCTATCATTGAATAGAGGTAATATAAAATGAGTGCTATATTTGACTTGTTGGTAGAAGAAAAACACAGTGCTGTAGCAGGGATTACAGATCAAATTAGGCGAGAAAATGATAAGTTGGCATTTGTATCAAGCATGGATGTTGATTCAGTAGAGGCAAACATTCTGGAGGCAATAAAGTATTTTGAATTGCCTGCTGATATTCAGCCTAGCATCTACATATACAGCGACGATGTTGATGTTGATTTTTATCTTAAAGATGTTTCTTATGATGATGTGTTGCAGCATAATGAAGCATGTTTATCTTACAATGGAAACTATCTTCACGCTGAATTAAAAACCACAATTGGGATTGTTGATGCAACTGTGCATCTGGAAGCCAAGATTCCTGAAGATGTGGATAGCATCTTGAGAGCGTGTAATAAAATTCAAGATGTGGCCTCCACTCAAAAAACGGCTATGTGCTGATGCTGGCGAAAATTCTCCTTTGGGGAGCATTGGTGTTTTGGGGGTTCCCTAATCTGTTTGGATTATTTAATGAGGCAGGAGAAAGTTGGATGTGCTTGTTAACTCTTATATTGTGGATGGGAACGGTTCTAGTGATTCCTGCCTTGATGATTGGATCTGGAGTAGAGCACGTCATAAATGAAATAAAAGGGAAGTAGTGATAACCCTGCGCCAAGGATGGCGCTCTTTTGAAAGAGGTATTAAAAATGAAGACATTTAAAATGGATAGCGTTGTAGCAGAAGATGATGAAATTCGGAATATTCTGGATTCATTCTTCTATGGCAATGAGCCAGGCGTAGTGAAAACAGCAGATGCAGAGCGTGTATCTGATAATGCGTTTGATATCATAGTTCGCCATACAGGTGAGCTTAAACTTCCATTCTGAGGACGCTGCAATGAATGTGATAACTGAAGAGAAGCTTGAAGAAGCATTTGAGCACATTGAATCTGCTGTTTGGATTATGGCGAAACCAAATGAGGAGCTAATGATCAATGATAAAACTAGGGCTATTGAAAAAATCTTTAACAACCTGATGTTGCAGTTTGACTTGGAGGAAGTAAAATGAGTGGATGGGAAGAAAATGATGATTTCTATGATCCTTTTGGATATAACGAAAATCAACCACAGTTTGCAAATCCAGGTGGGACTTCTGCTTTGAGAGCAGGAGATCGGATTCATCCATGCCCTACTTGTGGTGAAGCAAATCGCTTAACCCAAGCTGATGTAAGATTAGGTTATCAGTGCGATGAATGCGCTGATCGCGCTGAAGGTGGCGGTTACTAATCATCTGATTGCCCTTTCGTGAGAGAGGGCAATAGGATGAGGATGTCTCATCTTTAACAAGAGGTATTAAAAATGAAACACAAAAACTTAACGCCAAACAACATGCAAGAGCCATTCTGGTACTTCCATGCCATGAAAAGGAATCTGACTTGGATCAATGATAAGATCAATGAGAAAGAAAGGTTTGGTCATTACAAAGAAAACTTCTGGGAAGAAGAGTATATTGTTGAAGTATCCGGAATGGACTGTGATGGGGTACAATATTCAGGCCATCTTATGACTGGGCCTCTTTCCTTCTATCAATTCCAGAAGGATCTTGAGAAAGCATATTATGATGCGGAAGGCCCAATCCACTTCAGGATGGTAACCCCATATGAAGCAGTATCTATCATCCCATATAGCAGGGATAGAATGATGGAAGCATATGAGGATGGGCATCCTAGCACATTGTATTATTGATCAAATCAGCCAGCGAGGGCATTCACTTCAGAATGCTCCGCTGGCGCAATCAAAGTGAGGCGTTATGATGAAAGGAAGAAGAAGGAACTTGGAATGGTATTGCTTAAATGTCCTGGTTCACTGGGACCCAACAATGCCAGTGATTGACGCGCATAGCGCAATCAAAGATTTTGTTGATGTCCAATCAGATGCAGTAATTGACCAATATGATTGTCTTGAAGTAAAATACGCTGGCGATCATCTAACTTACATTTTAAACTCAGAGAAAGACAATGAGACTTAGTACACAGACAACAATTGTAGTAGAATCAGATAATGGAAGGCAATCAAGGATTCCATACACTGTGCATCTGGAGTATATATACCAGATTATCGCATCAAGTGACCGGGAAATTCCAGTTCAGAAGATTCAACTTATCAAAATGGTTCGCCATCTTGGTGGCAGTCTTCCATTGTCAGAGTGCAAAGATCTGGTAGAAGATGCGCTGAGGCATCGTCCGTTGCCACTGGCAGATTTCCTGAAGATGGAGCTGAATAGCCAATAGCAACCATCAAGCCAGCGGGGAGACTGATTCAATCCTCCGCTGGTGCAAATTCAACTGAAGAGGTAAATGAGATGAGTAAAATATTAGAGCCAATGGGCTTAATAGTAACACCAGAAAGCTGGGAAGAAGTAGATAGTTGGATTGGATTGCATAATCCAGAAGATCGAGCATATCTGTATACTGCTGCATTTATGGGTTGGAACTATGCAGCCAAGTTGGCTAATGAAAACCATGAAGGGCCAGCGGGTGATATTGAAAAGGCAATGGCTTATATCCTGGAGAGTGAAGATGAAAGTTGAAAAGGTAAGCAAGACTGTACTCCACCTGACTGATGCACATGGCAGGCAGATGGGCATTGAGGGAAGTGAGATGGTAATTGAAGCCTGGAAACTGATCCATAGTTATAAAATGTTGTATGGAGATGAGCAAGTGGTTCGTCATGTCAAGATGGTAAGGTCAATTACTGGAATTGGCCTCAAAGAGGCGAAGTATCTGGTTGAAGATGCATACCACAATAACCTGACGGATGTATTTGATCTCTACGGATCATAATTACTGCGCCTCCCTGAGCTGGGAGGCATAACCAAAGAGGCATTACAAATGACTGATTTTGAATATGAAAGCTTGATTGAGGCCACCGCTATACTTGGCGCCATCGAGGATCTTGGCCTTGGCTTTACGCATTATAAACAAGGCTTAATTGTTGTTGATTGCAGTTTGCAAAGCCAAGTCACCTATATTAATGATGCAGTTGAAAAAAGGATGAACAACAATGAATGATAGAAAAGAAATCTTGAAGCAACTTGCACAAATCATGCATCAAATTGAATTGATTTGTGATGGTGATTGGGTAGCAGAAGAAGCAGCTGGAGAGCCCACTCAATATTATTTTTCTATGACATCTCATGAATTCACCATAGATGAAATTATGCAGCAATTGGCAGAAGATTATCCAGATGAGGGCAGCTAAATGACTGAGTTTAGATATCATAATGACAGAGGCGCCATTGCCATTCTTGGTGCAATTGAAGACATGGGGCTTGACTTCACCCATGAGCCTGATGTGATGGAGTATGGATCCATCTGGGTAGATATGGAACTTGAAAGTGAGTTTGATTATATTTGGGCAGCTTTCTGTAAATCCCAATTACCAAGGCCACTTGATTAATAAAAGAGGTACTAAATGAATATTGATCCTAGACTAATGAAAGTCACCGAAGACTTCCTTTCAAGTTATAAAGAGATACTGACATCCAAGCTTGGTCACCAACCAGAAGGCTGGAGTATATTTGAGGAGGAATATATTGATCACCTCACTATAAATCTCACCCCCACTGTTAATCAGCAATTCCTCATCCAGGCCACTCTTAATCGTAAATGTCTTATATATGAAGAGTTCCTTGGAATTATCTAATTACTCCCACCTAGCCTGCCTCCAATCTGAGGCGGGCTTCTTTTTGTTTCAATTCTCCGCTGGCAAGGATCCACCCCATCTTTTTTGTTGTTTTTATTTGTTTTGTTTACAAAACACTGTTAAAATGCCCATCTCCTTATATAGATTGTGGCCAATTTGAGACACAGAATTGATTTGGGCCTACACAAAACTGTTTCTGGCTTCACAAAATCATTTTGCAAGGCTGCATTAATAGGCACGAAACTTGCATAGTACCCTACAAAAAGTAAGGTAGAAATGAGGTAGTTTAGGGCAAGAAGGAGGCAACTGCAAGTGTATGATATATATATAATATATATATATATATTATATATATTATATATCTTTACTCCATTTCGGTCTGTTGTGGGACCTATTTTGGTTAGAGCTAGCTCTTCTCAAAAGAGCATTATGCTATCTTGATATAAGCTAGCTCGAGTGGAAAAGCAGGATTCTAGGGGTGCGTGCGCGCGCGGGG